TTACGCAGCGCTCCAGTTCGCATCAATATCACGGTCGTCGCGGCGCGTGACACACGCGACGCCGAGGATTTGTTCGACGTGAAGGCGCGACACGATGAGGCGTCCGTCTGCTCGAACCTTGTGTTCGATGCCCATCATGCGCAAGGTTGCTTCCTGTGCGGAACGCTTGCTGCGGCCGGTCAATTCGGCCAGTTCGTCCTGTGTGAGAAACATGGGTCTTGGCAGGGTTTGGGGGATGTGGATGGCATTGCTGTTTTTCATATCATGCTTTTTCTCCAACCCGTGCCAGGTTTTCTATCGCCCGCTGTCTTTTTTGTTTCCTCCAGCTGGGCGAGAAGTGGTTTGTCAGATAGCGCCCGCAGACGCGGGCGCACGAGATAAGCACACGGATGCGCAAGAGTTCCACGCCAGGCTCTTCAATAAATTGATCATCGATAAGTTCGAATTTCTTGACAATGGTCATGCCTTCATCGTTCGCGTTGTTCACGGTATCGATTCCCCTTGGAGAGTCAGTGCACTCGCGCGTTGCCGGACACTCGTGCGTCGCCGGACACCTGCACGTTGCCGCACATTTGTACGTAGTCGGATACCCACGCGTTGCTGGACACCCCCACGTAGCCGGATACCCGTGCGTAGTCGAATATCTGCGCGTTGCCAGACACCCGTGCGTAGTCGAATACCTGTGCGTTGTCGAACACCCGCGCGTCGCCGGACACTAGAGCGTCACCGGACACCCGCGCGTTGTCAGACACCCGTGCATAGTCGAATACCCGTGCGTATTTGGATACCTGCGCGTTGCCGGACACCCGTGCGTAGCCGAATACCCGTGCGTCGTTGAACACCCGCGCGTCGCCGGACACCCGAGCGCCGCCAAATACTTGAGCGTTGCCGTACACCCGTGCATTGCCAAACACCCACGCGTTGTCTGCTTGCGAAAGGTTCTCTTCTTTCTCCACGTAACCGCCGATATCACCAGCGCAGACGCCTGCGAATGAGACAAGTGCCCGGATGCGGAAGAGCTTTACACCAAACTCTTCAATAGATTGATCATCGATAAGTTCGAATTTCTTGATAATGGTCATGCCTTCACCGTTCGGGTTGTTCATGGTGTCGATTCTCCTTGGGCAGACGGACAGTTGTCTCACCAAAGCATGAGACATCTGCGTTACGGCTTGATTTCGAGGCGTTGGCTGTGTTCGATCCGACAGCCCGGCACGTCGCCCCCGCCTTTGATTGTTTGTGCGATCAACTTCTTGTCTGGCTTCGGTGGTGGAGGTGGCGGATTTGTCATGTACGCCATTGGAACCTGGCGCTCGTCATCGATGACGACCTTGGCAGGGTTCTCACGCACGGCAAGCTTGAAGTACGGGCATTCGAGCTTTTGCACGCCGCTCATCAGCATGTTTTGCAGCAGATATGCTCTGATTCGCTCCGCACGTTCTGCATAGGTTCGCGCACGCGTCTGCATTTGTTCAATCGCAGTTTGAAGCTGCTCCGCCGACGCTTCGAGGTTGCGAATCACGAACGCAACGTTTTGAGCTTTGGTGATTAAATCCCCGCTGATTGATTCAAGCGTGTCTGCTACGGTTTGCTCATCGAGATCGAGTTCCACCAGCCTATCGGCCGCTTGTCGGTACTCACTGGCAATTTGGTATAAGGTCAGGTCACTCACGCCAACTCCTCAAAAGGGAATGTCGTCATCCATGTCCGACGAACTGTTAGCGTCAGGTATAGGGCCGCCCGGCTGAGAGGCTTGTCCCGCCACGCGCTTCAACGGACGATGGCGAAGCGCCTGGATCATCTTCGAGAGTTGCGTCGGCTCAACCTTTTTGTCGAGGATTTCTCCAGCCATCAATCCGCTTGAGGCCTCAAAAAAGGCGGCGGGCACGACTTTGGTTCCGATGCTTCCGTCCTTTTTTAGATAGTCCTCGGTTTCAAACAAAATGCCTACTTGCTTGTTCATGAGATCCTTGAACACCTCGGCGTCAAACTCCTGAACGCTGTTCGTTTCCCGGTCCCACTTCTTCACAATGGCGTGAGAGGGAGTGATGCTCTTGATATGCAGGCACGCCATCAGCGCTTGTAACTGCTTGTAGCCGAACAGTGGTTCGCCTTGTGCTTTCATGGTCCAAAGCGTGAAATTCGCGCTCAAGCGTTCTGGTGTCTCGAATGCAAAGTCGATGCCACAGGTGCCTTTTGCGCTCGTCACATCTTCTGCGCGGGTGAATATCCCAACATACTTTCCAATGTCAGTGATGCGTACGATGCGTTCATCGGCTTGACGTGCTACGTTTGTGTCGAGTGCATACATGATGTGTTTCCGTTCAGGCGGTTTCGTTCAGTTCGTAGAAGGCGGTGATGGCGTGGTCAACCGCTGACAAGTCATTCGGAATGCGCTCTGATTCGAACAATCCCATCGGACTTTTAACGGTGTCGCGTCCGTTGTTACGCGTGGTGAAGGTATATTCGCCATCGGTCACGTCGGTGCGCAGAACGATTGTGAACATCCCTTCGATTGTGATTTTCTCGTCCAACATTTTTCCGATCGTCTTGATCTTCGTGGTGCCTGACTGATCTTCTTCGGTGTGGCTGAGCACATAAACGCGCACGTCATCGGGCAGCGTGCCAGCAGCGCAGAGCACATCCCATGCGTGGCGGCCAATCTCGGTGAACTTGTCAAATCCACGTTCGTCGCTGCGGCGCATGAATTCGTTGGCAAGCATGTACTGGAAGTCGTCCAGCACAATGACCTTGCGTCTGGTATGCTGCATGATCGTGATAATCTTTTGGGATTGATCCGATACGAGGATGTTGCCCGCCTTGTCCTTCGTGTGATAAGCCCATCCTGCTGCGCGAAAAGGCAGCGGCTTACGGATAGTCTGGATCAAGAGGGTGTGTGCCGGGTCCATCTTGCAGAGGGAAGTGGACTTTCCGGTTCCGCTCTGACCGAGAATCAGCGTTGCGATGCTCATTTTTGGCTCCTTGCGATTCGTGCCATTGAAGAAATTCCTGTAACTCTTGTTGCTGCCGGTAGTCGGGGCCGTGATCAGTGATCATGTGCTTCTCATGTCAAGGGTGGCAGGGTTCGGGATGCCCGTGCGTCTCCGGACGCCACGAGGAAGGGGACAGATTTGTGCTATGCTGTGTGGTATCCGACTCGTTTTCTGACATTTCGCCATGGCCGCCATCGCCTTCGACACACTGAAATTTGCCAACCGGCTCAAGACCGCCGGCGTGCCGCCCGCGCAGGCTGAAGCGGAGGCCGAGGTGTTTGCGGATATCTTTGAAGCCAATTTCGACGCGTTGGCGACCAAAGCTGATCTGCGTGAACTCGAAATGCGCTTGGATGCCAAGGTGGACAAGGGATCCGCGGAAGTCAGGGGCGAGCTTGATAAAAGATTCGCAGAAGTCAGGGGCGAGCTTGATAAAAGATTCGCGGAATTTAGAGGCGAACTTGATAAAAGATTCGCGGAAGTCAAGGGCGAACTTGATAAAAGGTTTGCGGAAGCCAGAGGAGAAGCGCTGCTCCTTAAATGGATGCTCGGTGTGACGGTTGCTAGCACGACGTCTCTCCTAATCAGATCGTTCTTCTGAAGAAGTAACCTTTTTGCTCAAACGGCATGAGGCGCACGCTGTTACCTGTCGAGATTCACAACAATCAATACGCCTAGCGTGATTGCAAAGCATGCGAGCGCGACGGCTCTATCCGACATTCCGGACCGAAGAAGAATCCGATCCCACAGCGGCGGGGTGATGTCCTTGGCATCGTTTAGGCCGGCAAGGCGCTTGTTCTCGGTGCGAGCCCTGGTCTTGTGCATCTCAGCGCTCCGTTTCTAATTTTCCGACGTCGCAGATAGCTTCTGTTTCTGCATCCTCGCGCATCGCGTCCAACACGATGTTCTTGACCATCGCGCCAAACTGAGCGTCGCTCATCAACCATGTGGCGCGCAGCGCTTCGCCGTGCTTCGACTGCATTGCGCTGTGCATACCGCCGACGATATCGTCATACGTCAGTTTGCTGACCTTGCGTGTGAACTTCTCTTTGGCGATGGACGCAATGAGTTCGTCACGCTCCGTCTCGGCGTCTGCGCGGTCATCCATTTCTGCCTTTTCGCGGGCGTAGTGGTAGTCACGAAGCTGGTCTACATCTGCATAGAGGGTCATAGATGCCTCCTTTACCTATTGGTAAGTGCTGCACATCGAAGGAACAGTGGTCAATAAACGCTATACAATATGCACTGCTAATTTTGTATTGCTCGGTTTGAAGCTTAGGGACTTGTGTTCGGTGAATGACGCTGTAACCGGGCACTACTCCGACGTATCAAGAGCCGAAACTACGCATTCTTTGCTGCGCGCTTGCTCTCTGAACTGCACAACGCCATTCACTCAACATTTGAATGACTCCGACCGTCGGGCACCTCGGCTACTCCTGGTACTATTAGCCCCGGGGCTCTCCGACGGTCGAGTATCGCTTCCGTGACCTTTGCCACTTCCTGCTCTCCGGTAGCCATACTTCGGCCTAGCGCGGGGCTTCTGGCGTCACGTTTCGGCCAAGCGATAGGCCGGCATGGCGAGTCCCTTCCGGGAGGCACATGCATGACTTCGATTGTTAAAGATCGCCGGAGACGTTCCGGGGCACTTGATGGTGCTATGTGTGGTGTTGTTAGAGAGAAGTATTAGACAAATTTATCGCTCTGTCAAGACATAAATGTCTTACAAGAGGAAGACCTCTGTTTTGGCAGAGGCAATAGTTCCTCGGTCTCTGTGAGATGTCCGGCTAGCCAGGCGTTAGGTTGTGGTTAGCGCAGCCCGATTAGCATGCATCGAACGTCGGGCGTCTCGTTTCGGAGGTACTTGCCACCCGGATCTCCAGTTGCAAATATTACAATTGCCATTTTGGTCTTCATATTTTGGTTTCCCACTCGCCTGATGGTTTTGGCGGTGTGGCGGCAATCATTGCTTTTGCAAGTTGTAGCTGTACCAGTTCAAGGCGCTTCAAGATAGCGCAGTTCTGGCAAGTTGCTCGGTCGTTATGCGGCTCAGTCCTGGTGACAAGTTTTAACGGCTTTTTCGTAGACGCAGATGACATGATCTCCCCTGATAAGCGTATATCCTAAAGGAGCTTGCGCGACGGGGTAGCGAGCTGTGGCATAGAGCATACGCCAGCTGGGAAGACATCACTTTCCGGACACTAACTTTTTTGATTCAGACGCTTCAATTGGGAACAACAACATTAAAAGACGAATATCTTCAAGAATTTTTTTTCGTCGCATAGCGCCTACCTGCGTCTCCGCCGCAGCTTCGACGCAAGATAGATACTCCATCACCTCTAAAGCATCGCGCGACATCTTCGGAAGCGATTCGATGATCCGTCTAATCTGCTGCTCATTAACCGAGCGGACGGATAGTTGCACCTCGTCGCTTTTGTCCGAGGGCTCGGCACCTTCTTGCGGAAACGCTACACCAGCCAGTAGGTCAGTCAACATGACATTGGCGGTGCGAGCGATTGTTTCAATCGTGCTTAACTGAGTGTCGTGGTCACCTTTACAGACTCGTGCCACACTCCGAGCAAAACTATCCGCGTTCTCCACGTAACCAAGGGTACGCGCGCGCTGAGCCAGTTCGCGAGCGCTTCTGAATCGTCGTCCTTCCCCAATCAGTGACGCCGTAGAGCGGGCCACCATTCGCCTAGCGTCTTTCATGCCGCAAGGGTATTCCTTGCAGACGGATGTATGTGTCTTGTTTTTTGAGACATATAAGTCTAATATGGAGTTAGTTTTCAGTGCAGCTGCCCGATTGTTATGACCGAAATGAACGACCTGCGCTCCTTAGTTTCCTCGCGGAAAGGGCAATGGTCCCATATCGCACGACTCACTGGCCTAAGTGTCAAAACTTTGCAACGCATAGCTAATGGCGGAGTACAAACGGTACGGCTGAGCACATCGGAGTTGATCAAGTCGGCTATCGTCCGGATTCCTCCCCGCTTAGTCATGGAGCGACGCGAAGCACTTACAGACTAGAGACTTCGATTTTCGCACAGCGGTGGCTCGCGTCCTTTTCCATGAGCAAGTCGAAATCGTTCATGCCATACCAAAAACTTTAGTTGAAACAACGACACAACACGAGACAAACAATTTGCCGCGAGATGCATCGATGCAGCGAGAACTGAACTTAAAGCCGGAAATGCAGCGCGTGGACATACGCTGCATCAATGCGCAACCATCAATGACAGCGGCCATCCGCTTGTGTCAACAGTTGTCCGGTTTGGACGACAAGAAGATCGTCGGGAAACAGGGCATCGTCGCCGACGTGGCGCAGTGGTCGCGCATCACGAGAAGTGGTCAGCACTACTTCCCCCAGGACAAGCTGAATGCCTTCATGGACTTGTGCGGCAACGAGGCGCCACTGGTCTGGTTGGCCCGGTCGCGAGGGTACGATCTCACCCCGCTTGAGACCGAGATGGAACGCCGTCTGCACCTGGAGCGCGAAAAAACCGACGAACTCGAGCGCGAAAACATGCTGCTCAAGAAGTTGCTGACGGGAAGGATGGAGTGAAAAAGGCCTATCGCATACTGATTGAATCGCAAGCGTTTACCGTCGCTTGCGTGGTCAACCCCTCGGCTGGTGCCAGTTGCAAGCGCAGCCCAAGCGCGCGCACGGCACCATGTTTAAACAGACGGAAGTGACGGCATAAGCGTCGCACATCATAGACGGTTGAATGGAGCTAAGCATGGCCCGCGCACGAAACATTAAGCCCGGCATTATGGAAAATGAGGATTTAGCCGAGTTGGATCCGTTTGCCCGACTCCTTTTCATTTATCTGTGGATGTTGGCGGACCGTGATGGCCGTCTTGAAGATCGCCCGAAAAAAATCAAAGTGAAAGCGCTACCGTATGACGATGTGGACGCGGATGCACTGCTTAATAGCTTGCAGTCCAAGGGCTTCATTGTACGGTATACCGTCTCTGGAGTGGGGTACATCCAAATTGTGACGTTTCTGAAGCATCAGAAGCCGCACTCGAACGAAACGCCGAGCGAGATACCACCTTGGAGCCAAGAACTTGCTACCAAGGTAGAAAGTCCTTGTGACCTTGGGGAGAAGGACTGCGAACCCAAGCAACAAGCACTTGGCCCTTGTATCTCTGATTCTCTGATTGACGGATTGACTGATTGTCTGATCCCTAGCAAAATCCTTTTGCCCCCGACTGCGTCGGAGGCGCCCTCAAAAAAGCTTAAAGCGGAAAAGCCGCCTTTGCCGACAACCGAGATCTGGCGCGCCTACGCGAGTGCCTACCAGCGCAGGTACGGTGCGTTGCCGGTGCGCAACGCGAAGGTCAACGGCCAGTTATCGCAGCTGTTGCAGCGCCTTGGCAAGGACGAAGCGCCAGGCGTCGCCGCTTGGTACGTGGATAGCAATAAACGCTACTACGTGCAAAAGATGCACCCGGTGGACTGCCTGCTGGCCGACGCGGAGGCGTTGAGAACGGAGTGGGTGACAAACCGCAGGGTGACCGAGACGCAGGCACGCGAGGCGGATCGGTTGCAGGCAACGGGCGATATGTGGACGCGAATCCTACGGGATGCGGAGGCGGTCAATGGCGGCGGCTGACTTGATCCAAGCGGTGGCGGCCACGGCCGAGCTATGCGGCACGAGTCTGAGTGAGGCGGCGGCCAAGATGCTGGTGGCCGATCTGGCCGCGTTTGATGAGCAAGCAGTGATTGTCGCGCTGTCGAAATGCCGGCGTGAGCTAAAAGGCCGGCTAACGCTAGCGGAGATCCTGTCACGGATCGACGATGGCCGTCCGGGTCCGCAGGAGGCATGGGCAATGTTGCCACGTGACGCCAACGCGACGGTGGTGATGACCGAGGAAATAGCGCAGGCTTGGGGCCTTGTGCACAGCCTTCTGAGCGAAGGGGAACGGGTGGCGGCTCGTATGGCGTTCCTGGAGGCGTACACGAGGCTGGTGACGGACGCGCGCAACGCAGCCAAGCCCGTCAAGTGGTTCGCCTCGCTGGGACACGACAAGGAAGAACAACAGGCGGTTATCACGCGTGCGGTTGAGACGGGCCGTTTGACGCCCGAGCACGCCAAGGCGCTACTGCCCGCACCCGTAGACGGACCGATGAGCCAGTTCCTGCTGACCGGAAACGCAGCCTCATTGCTCGCGGTGCAATCGCCAGCGAACCGGGCGGCTGCGTTGAATAACCTTGGCGAGATAAAGAAGATCATCTCCCGCGTCTGTGGAGCGAAAGCATGAACGGCAACAGGGAACTGTACCGGCCCGTGCATCCCATATTGCAGGCAATAAGGGTAACAGAAGTGGGAAAACATGAACGGAGATAACCAGGCGCTGCATGAGTTTTGTTTGCGCTGGGTTGAGTGGAGCAGGACGCGACGACTTTATGCACCATTGCGGCCGAAAAATATTTTGCTACGGCTTAGAGAACCGGCAGGGCTGAGCGATGAGCGTGATGCGGAACTGGATGCTGCGCTGAATTTATTTAACATGGCGTTGATGGCATACCCGGAAGGGCGATCCAAACAGGCGTTCATGGCGTTCTACCTGGGTCAGGTCCGCCCGATTAAACGAGCAGCCTATGAACTGGGTTATTCGCGCATGGGTTTTTTCAAAGCCGTGCGCCGGGTGCGGGAGAACGTGTATGCGGCCTCACGCCGCTTAACGAGCGGACTACGTATGCAAGAAAGAACGGAAGCTGTGCGTTGAGTCCGGTGCGTGCCAATCCGGAACTTAAACGGTCGAGGGGAGCACTTTTTTCCTGTATCACGTTGGGGTAGGACTAGATGGGAAAGATGAGGTTCGCATGGAGATCTCGCTGCCGTCGCGGTTTGAGCGGAAAAAGATCATAGAGTGGAGTGAGAGGATTATCCTGAGCGCTATTCAGCCTAATGACGAGGTCGGTGTTCTGGGCGATGCTTCGGCTGGGCCTATGGACGTGCCTGTCGAGCGTCGTGTCGGCACTTAATGAATAGGGAACGTGATGTTTTTTAACCCGCAGAGGCTGACGTTTGCCCGTATGCGGCGCGGCTGGACAAAGGCGCGCCTTGCCAAAGAGTTGGGCCTTCAGGTGCGCTCCGTTCAGGGGTATGAGTCTGGCGAGTACGCGCCGGAGCCGGAGAGGCTAGCGCAAATGAGCACGCTTCTTCGGTTCCCGGTCGAGTTCTTTGCGGGCGACGACCTGCCATCGATCGAGCCTGACACGGCCAGTTTTCGCTCAATGTCGAAGATGTCGGCAACGCTGCGGAACACGGCTCTTGGCGCCGGTGTCACTGCGTTCTTGCTGAATGATTGGATTGAAGAACGATTCCACCTTCCTGAAGCAGGCCTTCCCGACCTGGGCGATCTATCACCGGAGGATGCTGCCGCGACCCTGCGTAGGATATGGGGCCTTGGTGAAGCGCCGATAGGAAGCATGATTCATCTGCTTGAGGCCAAGGGGATTCGGGTTTATTCCTTGGCTATGGAGGCAAGGGAAGTTGATGCATTCAGTGTATGGCATCGTGAAAAGCCTTTCGTATTTTTGAACACCTTTAAGTCGGCAGAGCATGGCCGGTTTGACGCTGCTCACGAACTAGGCCATCTGATCCGCGACAGACACAGCATGCTGCATGGAGGGGCGCATAGCCCAGAGATGGAGCGTGAGGCAAACGCCTTTGCTTCGGCGTTTTTGATGCCGCCGGCCAATGTTTGCGGGCGCGGCACAGCAGTGCTGACACTAGACAGGCTGCTGCGGCTTAAGCAGGTTTGGGGCGTGTCGTTAGCTGCGCTGGCTTATCGTATGAATCAGTTGGGCTTTTTTTCGGAGTGGACGTATCGGAACCTCTGCATCCAGATAGCAAGAAACGGCTATAGGACTTCCGAGCCCAACCCCATGCGGCCCGAATCTTCACAGATACTACGTAAGGTCTTCAATGCGCTTCGCTCGGAGGGGATCACGCGTGGCATGCTAGCCAAGGAGTTGTGCATCATGCAGGAAGACATTGACAATTTGACATTTGGCTTGGCCTTGTCCAGCGTTTCTCCCACCGCCGGGAGGAGCACAGCGAATCGCGGCAATCGCCGCGTATTGAGTTGAACACTTAAGTAAATTTCCGTGCGCCGGGTGCGGGAGAACGTGTATGCGGCCCCACGCCGCTTGATGCAGGATCGGGAGCAGGTCTGATCTTTGATTTCGCTTTGCTGCTCATCGGCACACCTCGCGACGATTTCCGATTCGCACAACGAGAATGCGCAAAGCGCCGTCCTCGATATTGGCAATAATTCTGCAATCCCCGACACGGTATTTCCAGAAAGCCCCCAAGCGCGAACCTTTGAGGGCTTCGCCAATGCTGCGAGGGTCGTCCAGTACGGAGACATGCTCATGTAGGAAGGCCAGGATACGGCGGGCACATTGTGGGTCAAGTTCCTTGAGGTTCTTGCATGCCAGGCTCGATAGTTCAACCTTCCATGCCATAGTGTTTCATCACTTCTTCGAGCGGTGCGGTTTCGGATTTTCCCGCGCGGATCGCTTCAAGCTCATGCTCAGCCAGATACAAATCTTCGAGGTCATCGAGGTGTTCGCAAATCGCCTCGGTGATGTAAAAGCTTTTGGTGCGTCCGGTCAGTTCGGCCAGGTTCTTCAACCGGGCTTCCACATCGCTAGGCAGTCGAATTGAAAGGGCCATAGCGCTATGCTCCTTGGATGGTGTGATACAAGTATCGCGCAAGGCTGGGCGAAGCGCAAGCCCCTTTGTCCAGAAAACGGTGCATTTGCAGTTGCTGCATGATGATCGTGGTGAGCTATGCCTTTGCCTTGCTTCCCGCATCAAGCATATGCAGATCATTGGTTCCGGTAAAGAACGGAATGTAAACAAATGAAATAAATGTAAACTTTTTAGTTTACTTAATAAAAGTTTACATTTTCCCCAGTTTTTTGTATCGTTTGTGAAAGGCTGGATTTTGACGTCCAAACGAAACAACGCGTTGAAAGGCGCGATTTTCAAGCCCTGAGCCGGGTCAATCGGCCAGGGCTTTTTCCATTGACCGACTCATCGGCCATCCAGACCGCCAGGTCGCTGGCCAGGACAAGCCGGCGAGTGTCCGCAACAACCCCGGCAGTGCGTCAAGCTTTGATTCTTACGGCAAGGACGCACCGCTGACCCGGCGTGAAGGGTATGAACGTGTAGTAATCACCGAAAAGTCGTCGTAAAAGCGAAAGCCCCGAACCGTTGGCAGCGGTCGGGGCTTTCTTGCATCAACCCTCTGGGACAGGCAGAAGGAAGGCATGAATGAATTCTAGCAAACTCATCAAGGAGTTGCGGATGATGTTGAAAGAAATGCCAGCGCAAAGATTTTGGGCGATCTGGCTGCTTGGCTTGTTATATTTTTCCGCCAGGTTCCTTGACGTACCCATTGTAGTTTCATGGTTGAGTCGATAAAACTCCAAGTTTTAAGCAGTTATGGCCCTTAACAGCGCAAGAACAGCAAAAAAACAGCGGGGCAAGCCGTTCGAGAAGGGACAAACCGGCAACCCGAAAGGCCGTCCTAAACGCACGCAGGAAGAATTGGACCTGATCGCCGCGTGCAAAGCCAAAACGCCCGACGCGCTTGAGGCAATCGAATCGATTATGTTGGGTGGCAAGAACGAGCGCAACCGGTTGTCGGCTGCGCTGGCGATCATCGAGCGGGGTTATGGCAAGCCGGTACAGGGCGTGGAACTAGGGGGCACGGGCGGCGGGCCGATTCAAAGCATAAACATGCCTCCAGATAAATTCTGGGAGATCGCCAAGACCATCGCCGATGAGATTTGACTATGCATCCATTCAGCCCGGACGAACACTTCGCGGCTGCAAAGATGGCACAAGCGGATTTGTACTTCTTCTCGCGCTGGATGTTCTATCAGCGCCGCCGGTACAAATGGCTGCGCGGCCCGCACCACAAAGCAATCTGCGATGCGCTAATGCGTGTCTTCTTCGGTAAGGCCAACCGGCTAATCATCAACGTACCGCCCCGATATTCAAAAACTGAACTCGCGGTAGTCAACTTTATCGCTTGGACACTCGGACAGGTACCCGATGCCGAGTTCATCCACGCGAGCTACGCTGCACCACTGGCCGCAAGTAACAGCGCCAACGTGCGCTCGCTCGTGCAGCACGAGGCTTACCAGCAGGTTTTCCCAGCCTGCCGCTTAGCCTCGGATTCGAAAAGCCACTGGAGCACCACCGAGGGCGGCGTGATGTACGCCGCTGGTGCCGGGGGTACGATTACTGGCTTTGGTGCGGGTAAGCACCGCGAGGGCTTTGGCGGCGCAATCATCATTGACGATCCGCACAAGCCCGACGAAGCCAAGAGCGATGTCATCCGACAGGGCGTCATCGATTGGTTTCAGAACACGCTGGAGAGCCGCAAGAACAGCAAGGACACGCCGATCATCCTGATCATGCAGCGCCTGCATGAGCACGATTTGGCAGGTTGGTTGCTCGATGGTGGCAATGGAGAATCGTGGGAGCACGTTTGTTTGCCTGCAATTCAAGCCGATGGCACGGCGCTATGGCCGGAGAAACACACCATTGATGATCTGAGGCGGATGGAGCAGGCGGCTCCCTATGTGTTTGCAGGGCAATACCTGCAACGCCCATCTCCACCGGATGGTGGCCTCATCAAGCCGGACGCAATCACGACAATCGACGCGCTACCTGTGGGCACGATCAAATGGGTGCGCGGTTGGGATTTGGCCGCGACCATCGACGGCGACTATACGGCGGGCGCGAAGCTGGGCAAGCTGGAGGATGGCCGCTTTGTCATTGCTGACGTGGTGAGGTTGCGCTGCGGTCCCGACGAGCGGGACGCGGCACTGACGAACACAGCCGCTCGCGATGGCAAATCGGTGCGCATTAGTCTGCCCCAAGACCCGGGTCAGGCCGGCAAGACTCAGGCGCTATATCTGACCCGCAAGCTGGCGGGCTACGCGGTCACCACCTCGCCAGAATCCGGCGACAAGGCGACACGGGCCGAACCGCTGGCCGCGCAGATCAACGTCGGTAATGTGCTCATGCTGCGCGGTCCGTGGAACGACGCCTTGCTTAACGAAATGCGACTGTTCCCGAATGGAACGCATGATGACCAGGTCGATGCGTGCTCACGCGCGTTTGCCGAAATCATGGTGCACAAGCGCGGCTTCTTTGATCTGGATTAAAACCGACATGTTCAACTGGTTACGACGCAAGGATGAGTCGCCCCAAGCCCCCGAGACCCCAAAGTCCGGGGGCTTTTTCACGACCAAGCACGATCTGCGTGTCGGCCAGACTGAGGCATGGGCACATTTGCAGGCATCAACGTTTCAACGCTCGGTGGCCGATGATTTTTGCGCCGCCGACGTCGGCATGGACGCGAACGAACTTGAAAACAGCGTCAAGCGTATTGCAACGCTCCGACAGGAAAACATGCCAGCCGCGCAGGTCGGTTGGTATGCGTCACAGAGCTTTATCGGCTACCAACTCTGCGCGCTGATTGCACAGCATTGGCTGGTTGACAAGGCATGCGCGATGCCGGGTAAGGATGCGATACGCAATGGCTATACGGTTACGGTCAACGACGGTACAGGAGTTGATGCGGGCGTCATCGACGCAATCCGCAGGGAGGATAAGCGTTTCCGAATCAACCACCACATGCGCGAGTTCGTGCGCATGGGGCGTGTATTCGGCATTCGCATCGCCATGTTCGTGGTCCAGTCAACCGACCCTGAATATTATGCCAAGCCATTTAATCCAGACGGCGTGACACCAGGCAGCTATAAGGGCATCCGGCAAATCGACCCATACTGGGTGGTGCCAGAATTGAACTCGACGGCTATAACCGACCCGACAAGCCTGCACTTTTACGAGCCGACTTACTGGCGCATCAATGGCAAGCCGATCCATCATTCGCATTTGATTATCTTGCGCACTGGCGAAGTTCCGGATGTGTTGAAACCGACCTACTATTACGGTGGCGTGCCGGTGCCGCAGAAGATTTTTGAGCGCGTCTATGCTTCCGAGCGCACGGCCAATGAGGCTCCGTTGCTCGCAATGTCCAAGCGCAGTACGGTCATTCACATGGACGTGGAAAGTGCTGTCGCCAATCAGGCAAAGTTTGAGCAGCGGATGGCGACCTGGGCTCACTATCGCGACAACCACGGCATCAAGGTTGTTGGCACGGAAGAGCAAATCGAGCAGTTCGACACCGCGCTCGCGGACTTCGATGCGGTCATCATGACGCAGTATCAGCTTGTCGCGGCGGCGGCGAACGTGCCGGCCACCAAGCTGCTTGGCACATCGCCCAAGGGTTTTAACGCAACGGGCGAGTTCGAGGAAGCGAGTTACCACGAAGAACTGGAAAGCATTCAGGCGCATGACCTGACGCCTCTGCTGGATCGTCATCACTTGCTGGTCATCCGCTCGGAGATTGCGCCGAAGTTTGGCGTCGCGCCATTTGAGACGACGGTGGCATGGAACCCGCTGGATTCGATGACGGCGAAGGAACGCGCGGAAGTCAACAAGATGGAAGCGGAAACCGGAGCCATCCTGGTGCAGTGCGGTGCCATCGACGGCATCGATGAACGCCGCCGCATCACCCAGGACCCCACCAGTGGCTACACCGGCATAGAGGAAGCCATGCCGGCTGACCCGCCTGATAAGGCGGGCGATGAATTGCTTGAGGATGACGATGGCACGTAAGCTACTGGCCCGCAAAAAGGCAGCGTGGGCGGATCAGTTCAAACCAGCCGTGCTACGCGGCAAGCCGCTGCGCGTGAGTGCTGGCTTACAGGCACGCTATCAGCAGGACCTGGAGCGGCTTGTCGCCGAGATGGCGGCTGCCAGTCACAAAGAAATTGTCGCGCTGTTCGATAGCCCGTCAGCGCAAACCTTCTTTGCGCAGGACGCCAGCCTATCGAGCCAGGCACGCATCGTGGCAAACGCGCTGACCCGGCGTGTACGCAAGCGTTTCGCGCTCAAGGCAAAAGCAATCGTGATGCGCATGGTCGCGGGTGCAGATAAGGCAAGCAGTGCCAGTTTGCACAGCAGCCTACGTGACCTGTCCGGTGGACTGTCTCTCAAAACCACAGCCCTGCCATCGACCGCAAAGGAAATCCTTGCCAGTTCGGTAGCCGAAAACGTGGGCCTCATCAAGTCGATTGCCGATCAGTATCTGGCCGGCGTACAGGGTGCAGTCATGCGTGCAATCACCAGCGGCAACGGGTTACAGGACCTGATCTCCTATCTACGGGAACAGGAAGGCGTGACAAGGCGACGCGCGCGAAACATCGCGCTCGACCAAACGCGCAAGGTCTACAACGGCCTGAACAATGGGCGCTGCATGTCGCTTGGCATAACGGAAGGGGAATGGGTACATAGCAGCGGCGGTATACATCCACGCGAACGCCATCTTGCCTTTGACGGCAAGGTGTTCAATCTAGCGAGGGGCGCGCCGATCGGCCCCAATGGAGCCTATGTGCGACCAGGGGAGGAGCCCAACTGCAAATGCAGCTTTATACCGGTCATTCGCTTTTCCCGAGGTGACGCATGACAAATCGCGTCATCGATACGAACGGCTGGGCCGAAATTCGCGACAACCCGATTTCCAAGGTGGGGGTATTTCCCTATCTGGGCAGATCAATCGGCGCGCCCGAGCCTAACCGCATTTACATGGTCTACCGGCCAGAAGAAGAGTTGGCCGATCCTGCCTGCATTGAATCGTTCAGACTGCTGCCGTGGGTCGATGAACACGAAATGCTTGGCAGCGAAGATACCGGCTATATCGCGCCGGAAAAGAAGGGGATCCAAGGTGTCATCGGCGAGGACGTGTACTACGAAGACGGTGTGCTGAAAGGCAACATCAAAGTCTTCTCCGAATCACTCGCGGCGCTTATCCATAGCGGCAAGCGTGAGCTGTCCGCAGGCTATCGCTGCCAATACGAGTTTATCTGCGGCCAGTACAACGGCCAACGCTACGACGCCATCCAGCGAAAGATTCGGGGCAACCACCTCGCGTCTGTCCACGAAGGGCGCATGGGGCCCGATGTCGCTGTTCTGGATCACATGACATTCACATTCGATGCAAAGGAGTTACTCATGACAAGTACAAACAAGGCAACGGGGCAAGACGAAGACGTGTCGCTCGCTGACGTAGTGAAACAGCTGATTCCGCTGGTGCAGGCGCTGGTCGGTTCGACACCTTCCGCTTCGCCGGACGGCGACATAGATCCATCGGTAATCGGCGACGATGCCCCGACCAAGACGCCGGTTGAAGATGACGATGACACGCTGCCTGCCGAAGATGAAGACGATGATTCACCCGCGGCGAAGGGCGAGAAAGAGACAGAAGACGAGCAAGAAACCGCGCAAGCCATGGACGCGGCAATTAAGGCGCTTCGCACTGCATCCAAGACTGCGCCGAAAACGATGCGCGCGAGCATGGACAGCGCCATTGCCGGATTGCGCAAGGCTTGCGCCGCCGCCCAAACCCAGTCGCAAAAGCCGAGCAAGACGGTAGCGAGCGTTGATGCCGCCGAGGTCAAGGCGCTGCGCGCGCGCTTGGCTCAACTGGAGCGTAGTGCCGCCAAAGGGATCATGAGCGAGATCAGCAAGCGCGATGCGCTGGCTAGCCGCTTGTCCGCTCACATCGGCACGTTTGATCACGCCGACAAGACGCTGGTTGAAGTGGCGCGCTACGGTGTCTCAAAACTCGGTATCGCTTGCACCAAGGGGCAGGAGATAGCCGCGCTCGACGGCTATTTGCACGGTCGCGAGGTCCCCAAACCGGGGCAGGGTATGGATGCGAAGCATCCGACATCGAGCGAACTCGACCAATATCTGCAAGGAGTCTGACAACATGGCTTTCCAAACCACTGTTCGCGCCGACATGGCCTTCGGGGTGCCGGGCGAACTTTTTACCGATGGCCCGGTGCGTGCCGCGCCGTGGACCTTGGTGTCCTCAAAGCCCAACGTGATTGGCCATGCCTATACGCTTGCGGGCGACGGCGTGGCGCAAGTTGGCGGGACAGGGCAGTTTGTGGGCATCCTCGTCCATCCAAAACACTATGCCTCGTATGGTGCAGCAGCAGGTACGCTCACGCCAACGATGGAATTACCCAATCAAAGCATTGGTGAACTGCTCACGATGGGCGAAATCGTGGTGAGCCTGCCTGCCGCCACCGATGTGGGTTATGCGGTTATCTACGACACCAGCACGGGGGCACTGTCCACCATTGAAGAAGATAGCGAGGTACCCAGCGGCAGCGTTGAAGTACCCAACGCGCTTGTCTCGCGCTACCTATCGACGGGGGCGGGATTGGCCGTGATTACACTGACCAACTGAGGCACTGAGCATGCAAAGCAAAGAACATTCGTATATCGGTCCACGCGCAGTACGGCCGCTCAAGCTGTCGAGCGTCGTTGGCTATCAGGACCTGTCCCGTATCGGTATTGGTATGGACGCCGCAACCGTGCACCGCATGATGGCGGCGATGGACGCGGCGCTGGTACCCGGTTTGACTACACCGACAATTACCACGCCCGAGCAGTTCCTACAAAACTGGCTGCCTGGTTTTGTGGCGATCACCACGGCGGCCCGCACGATCGATGAGTGTGTGGGCATTACGACAGCGGGCGCATGGGAAGATGAGGAAGTCGTGCAGGGTGTCATGGAACTCACCGGTACGTCTGTGCCGTATGGTGATTATACGAACGTGCCGCTGTCGTCGTGGAACGTCAACTTTGAGCGGCGCACGGTAGTGCGTTTCGAAGAAGGTATGCGTGTCGGCACGCTTGAAGAAGCGCGCGCTTCGCGGATGAAAGTGAATAGTGCCGAAAGCAAGCGCGAAGCAGCAACGCTGGCGCTGGAGATCAACCGCAATCGCGTCGGATTTTACGGCTACAACGATGGAAACAATCGCACTTATGGACTTTTGAATGATCCCAGCCTGCCTGCGTATGTCACCCTGCCAATGGGTGGGGCCAACTCGACCCAATGGGCGTCCAAGACCTTCCTCGAAATTACAGCAGACATTCGCACGATGGTGGCCGATCTGCGCAACCAGGCGCGTGGCGTGATAGACCCGAAAAAAGAACAACTGACGCTTGTTCTTGGCACGTCGGTCATCGATTACTTGACAGTCACTTCGATTTTTAGCGTGTCCGTGCAGGACTGGCTGACCAAGACCTATCCGACGATGCGTGTGGTGTCTTGCCCGGAATTTGATGCAGCGCATGCGGGCGACAATGTTGCGTATCTATACGCTGAGAGCGTGAGCGATCAATCGACCGACGGCGGTCAAACCTTTGTACAAATCGTGCCGGCGAAATTTCGTGTGCTGGGGATTCAGCAACTCGCGAAAGGCTACGAAGAGGACTATTCCAATGCGACGGCGGGCGTGATGTGCAAGCGGCCGTATGCTGTCGTGCGTCGCACAGGACTTTAACGGAGAGCAATCATGCATTACGTGTATTCGACCGCAACGTGCGATACCGCCTATGGCGTGTGGATCAACAGTGGAAACGACTTGCCGATTCGCACGCGCGCGATCGTGATCAAAGGCGGTGCGGGCGTTGCCAACAAAAACTTAATTACGCCTCGTGGAGTAGTAACGCAGGTGACGGACGAGGATTTGGCGCTGCTTGAAAAGGACGAGGCCTTTCAGCGGCATGTCAAACGTGGCTTTATCCACGTCGAGCGATCCAAAACCGATCCAGAAAAGGTGGCCGCGGATATGACCGGTCGCGATCAAGCGTCGCCGCTGGTACCGCAAGACTTTGCAGAGAAAAAGCGGCCCAAGACGCGGGGTGAGTAATGATGGGTGCGCCCATCCAGTTGGATGCCAGCGCGTTTCGCGCCGCCTTTGCTGCATTCGAGAGCAAAACCGCGTATCCCGACACCGCGCTTTCGGCAACCTGGACGGCGGCAACGTGCTATGTGAGCCCAAAGGATTATGGACATCTACAAGGTGATGACCGAGTCCGTGCGCTGAATCTGATGACGGCCCATCTCCTTGCGCTGGCGGACATGGTGAAAGGCGGTCAAACGCCGGGTATGGTGTCCACCGCAACCGTCGACAAGGTGCAAGTCACGCTCACTCCGCCGCCTGTTAAGTCGCAATGGCAGTGGTGGTTGTCGCTCACTGCCTATGGACAGCAGCTTCTCGCTTTACTGTCGGCCGCGGCGGCAGGCGGCTTCTATGTTAGCGGACTGCCGGAAGGATCGGCGTTTCGCCGCGTGTACGGCATCTATCCCTGATGCCTAGGCCGCCTGATCGGGTGGCCCTATTTCCGAAGTGAAACCAATGGTCAAGGTATTACGTAAGCCTGGCCCCGGTGGCGCGCGTCTGCATCAAGCGTTGCAAAATATCGGAGGCCATATCGGCAAGGTTGGCTGGTTTGAGTCTTCTAAATATCAGGACGGTACACCGGTCGCCTATGTAGCCGCGATCCATGAGCATGGCGTGCCCGAAAAAGGCATCGCGATGCGCGCGACGATGCGCCCAACGGCCCAGGCACAACGAGCGCAATGGGCAAAACTAGCACAGCAGGGCTATACGGCGGTGTTTCGTGGTACGGACTCGCCAGCCGCAGTCATGGAGAAGGTGTCGGCCAAGGCCGCTGGCGATATTCGCCGCGCCATCTCGCGAATCCGCACACCGCCGTTGAAAGTCGCCACCGTCAAGGCGCGCTTGCGAGACAAAAAACAAGGTCGCGTTGTCTCGCTGACAGCCGCTAAACCGCTGGTCGATTCCGGTGTGCTCCTGAATACGCTAACCCATATCGTGGAGGACAAGTCGTGATGCCAGGCTCTAATTTGCTCGGTCTTGCGTTGTCCGTGATCGGCAAGCAACGTGTCGAGTATTACCGATTCTTGGGGCGCGAGACCAACGATGTGGGCATTGACGTGAACCGGTATGCACCACCTGTACCCTTGTACGGCAGCGTGCAGGCCGTGGACCGAAATTTGTATCAGTACCTTGGTCTCGATTTCCAGAAACGGTACATCCGGCTTTATGCGTGTGCCGAACTACAGGACGTGGCCCGCGACCGATCGAGCGATCAGATCGAGTTTGCCGGTCAGCGCTATCAACTGCTGTCGGATGCGGACTGGTTCAACATCGACGGTTGGGACGGCGCACTCTGCGTACAAATTTGATTTTGGAAAAACGCCAATGGCTTATATTAATGATCAATATGGCTCGTATGCATCGCCGCGCCTTATCTCATGCGCTGCGCTTGCCGACTTCGACGCATTTTTTACTTTTTATCTTGATTTGCCGATTGACCTTCCTGAAATATGGGTGCGCGTCACGGACAGCATGCTTACCACTACACATTGGAAAAGGCGGGAGCCACCGGTTGTTGGATTTATGAAGTTGTCACGCGTATTGACACAAGCGCCTGGTCTATCCAGGTATGTAGTGCGTGAATTCCGGCCGGCAGATGATGCGCCCCCAGATCGATCAGTTTGTCGGCAATTGTCTGAATTGATCGAGCCGGCAAGTTACGAATTGCTTCAGCGAGAGCAGACCGTTCTTCCGGGCTATGAGAAGATGATTTTTCGACCCGCTCCATGAGAAGTGCCCGAACAGACTCCTCGTGAATCTTGATAGTTACGACACCAAGAATGGCCGACAGACCTCCATCATCGGCGAGAAAGTCCATGCCTCTGGCTGTGATGCGAGGGGGCTCAAATATCCAGTCCCCATTCAAGCCATATCGAACACCACCAATCACTAGCCCAAGCTCGTCAAGATAGGCCATATTGGCGGCGTATTTTGCATCTGCCTCCGCATTACTGTCTTCAAGTATCGTCTGCACACGGCACGATTGGGGGTAACACTCGGAAAGTATCGTCAAAAGTTTTCGTTGATATGCACGATCCAGTTTCATGCGTCCCCCCTTTTTGCGGTCGGTTGATGAGGTCAAAGGGTCTCTATTTTCTCATGATTGTAGGCGTGCTTTTCCGAACGGTACCCCATGACAGATAACCAACTGTTCCGCATCCTGCTGCCGTTGATCCGTGACGGGCTGCGCGCGAATGGCATTGCCGACATTGCCATCAAGCAGCAGTATCAGCCGACGCAACAAGGCACGCCAAGCGGCCCGGTGGTGTTCTTGAACAAAATCGGCGATTACCGATACGGTTTCCCGCAGCGCAAAAGCGTCTGGGATCGCGAAGCCGGGCAGTTCGTCCATACCGAGTCGGTGTGGATGCAAACTGCGTTCCAAGTGAACGTACTTGCACCACAAGACCCCAAGCAGCCTGATTTGCTGACAGCATCCGATCTGCTGAACCTGGTCGCGTGCATCCTGCAAAGCGATACTGCGCGCCACACGTTGCACTCGCATCAAGTCGGCATCTATCGCGTGCAAGACATTCGCCACACTTATTTTGCTGATGACCGGGATTGCTTCGAAGCCAGCCCGTCATTCGATTTCATCCTCACTCATTTGCGCACGCGGGCCAGCCGGGCTCCATCGGTTGACGCGTTCGAGACAAACATTCGTTGCATCTAGGAGCCACTGATGGCAATTCGATTTCCCAAGTACGTTGACGTGACGTCGGGCGTCGGCGCAGCGGCCGGTGTGCGTCGGCGCGATCTAATCGGGCGTTTCTTTACGACAAATATGCTGCTGCCGCCGAAAACGGTAGTCGAGTTCGATAACCTCGATGATGTCGGGCGCTATTTTGGCACGGCCTCGGAGGAATACGCCCGCGCATCTTTCTATTTCGGCTGGATCTCAAAGAACATTACGCGCGCGCAGAAAATCAGCTTCGCGCGCTGGGTCGATGCCGCCGTCGCGCCGATGATCTTTGGGGCGGCAGTGACTGCGCCATTGTCTCGATTCCAAGCTGTGACAGCTGGCGAGTTGACAATACAGCTTGGCACAGATATTCATTCCGTATCGCCGTTGTCGTTCGCGGAAGCCCTTAGCTTTGCCGACGTGGCATCGGTTTTACAAGCAGCCATTCGTGCCGCAGGTGCGGGCCCCCTTTGGGAGGGTGCAATTGTCTCGTTTGATGCGCGGAAAAATGGCTTCCATTTCACAACCACCAGTACGTGTGCCAATGTAAAGGTCGCTGTCCTGTCCGGCACGATCCATACTATGCTGGGTTGGGATGATCGCGCTGTCTACGCCGATGGAGCAGTCGCCGAAACGGTTAGCGATGTGCTGGCCGCTTCGACTGAGCTATCCAACAATTTTGGCTCGTTCACATTTCTGCGGGCCTTGTCGGCAGCCGAGACCGAGGAGGCGGCAAAATGGAACGCGGCGCAGAATGTGATGTACCAGTTCCACACGCGCGTCCTATCTGCCGATGCGGCAGCCTACTATGAAGCGCTCAAAGGTTACGCGGGGACCGGTTTGACGCTCATTGGCGCGAGCGGCGAATATCCCGAGCAGCTTCCGATGATGATTCTGGCCGCCACCGATTACAGCCGCCGTAACTCGGTTCAAAATTACATGTTTCAGCAAGCGGCGCTCACGCCCAGTGTGACGACGACGCCCGAATCGGATCGGTTGGATGCATTGCGTGTGAACTACTACGGCCGCACGCAAACGGCTGGTCAAGTGCTCGACTTCTATCAGCGCGGCGTGCTGATGGGTGGCGCCACCGCGCCGACAGACATGAATGTCTACGCGAACGAGCAATGGCTCAAAGATGCGGCCGGCAGCGCCATCATGGAACTGCTGATGTCGCTGGCGAAGGTATCGGCCAACGTGCAGGGACGGGGCCAACTGATCGCGACGCTGCAAAGCGTGATCAATCAGGCGCTGCTCAACGGCACGATCAGCGTCGGCAAGGATCTGAACAATACGCAGCAGCTGTACATCACCAATATGACGGGTGAAGCCGACGCGTGGCGGCAGGTCCAGACCATCGGTTACTGGCTCGACTGCGTAATCCAATCCATTGTGACGCCAGACGGACGCACCGAATACAAGGCCGTTTACACCCTCATCTACAGCAAAGATGATGCCATCCGAAAAGTGGACGGAAACCACGTCTTGATTTGATCCAGACCAGGAGTAACGATGGAAAACATCTCGGGCTTCGGCCTTGTGGTGCAGGTATGTGCATCTAAAACGTTTCCCGCCGGTTTTACGGTCACGCAGTTCGCCGACGATGGCGATCCGTTCGACATTCCGAGTATTCAGGTAAACGACAAGGCGATGGGGCTCAATGGCGATTTGATTGTCTGGTCCAAAGCCAATCCGATCACAGTGACGTTGAACCTAATTCCAGGGAGTGACGACGACAAGAACATGTCGATCTTGCTTGAAGCAAACCGGGTCGGACGTGGTAAGCAGAGCGCAAAAGACGAAATCACGATGGCAGCAATCTACCCGGACGCCCGCATACTCACGCTGACCAAAGGGGTGATCACTGACGGCATGCCTGCCAACAGTGTAGCCAGCGCAGGGCGGATGAAGAGCAAACCGTACATCTTTGCTTTTGAAAACCGGACGGGAACATCATGAGCGTATTACTTGAACCCAAGGAAATCTTGATCAAAACGATGGCGGGTGAGGATCGCCCCTACATCCTGTCGAAATTTCCCGCCGTCGCAGGTCGCGAGATCGTTTCGCAGTACCCGATCAGTGCGGTGCCGAAACTCGGCGACTACAAGACCAACGAAGCACTCATGTTAAAAATCATGGGCTTCGTGGCGGTGCCTCTTGACAATGGCGAATTGCGACTATCGACCGCCGCGCTGGTTGACAACCATGTGCCGGACTACGAGACGTTGATGAAAATCGAGTTCCACATGATGGACTACAACACGTCTTTTTTCTCAAGCGGAAAGGTCTCGACTTTCTTAGGCAATGTCGAGGGCAAGGCGACAGCGTGGATTTCCAAAACGTTGACGCACTTGTTGGAGCGATCCTTTCTGAAGGACGTGCCACGCTCCAGGAATTGAGGACAGTCTACACGCTGGAGGATGCTTTCATTCTCTGGGAGAGCATTGCGATCCCTCGCTACAACGAATGGCTTGCCGCCGAGCACGCCAAACGGACATCGAAATGAGCATTCTTGAAACGTTCTACATTCTGTTCGATTCGGACGCGAAGGAGGTCAAGCAAGGGGCGCAAGAGGCCGAAAAGGCGACCGAGCAGCTTGAGAAAAAGATCAAGGGAGCGGATATGGCGGCCACCCAACTTGGCAAGTCGTTCAAGTCGCTAATCGGGGCGGCCACCGGTGCGATTGCTGGTGCTTTTTCAGTGGGCGCGATGGTATCCGGCGTGGCGCGCGCAGTGGCCGACACCGACGCGCTCGGTAAGAGCGCCGACGCACTGCGCGTCGAGGTCGATACGCTGCACGCATGGAGCGAAGCGGCCAAGCGTTGCGGCGGCAGTGGCGAGGCATTTAGCAAAACGCTCACTAGCCTGAGTGAAAAAGTTACTGAACTGGTCAAAACTGGCAAAGGTGACATTGGCCCCTTGCTGCAACGGCTCGGCGTGCAGTTTCGTGATCTGAACGGCAACGCCAAGACTACACCTCAGCTGCTGCTGGAAGTCGCCCAATCGTTTGAGCGCTTAAACAAAACGGAATCCGCCGAATTAGGCAAAAAGATGGGGCTGGACGACGCCACCATCGCTCTGTTGCAGAAAGGGCGGCAAGCGCTCGAAGAACAAATCAAGCGGCACAAAGAGTTTGGCGTTGTCAACAAGACCGATGCTGAAGCGGCAAAGCAATACGCCGAGCAACTCGGCAAGGCCAAGATCGCCTTATGTGATCTCGGGCAGGTATTCCAGTACATGTTCACGAGCCTCTCGACCACAGTGCTGCCCGCCCTGACGTGGTTGCTGAGAAAGTTCGAAGCGCTCACGGCCTACCTGGCAGACCATAGCGACCTAGTAAAAGGATCCTTAGTCGGACTGGCGCTGGTACTGACGTCGCTGTACCTGCCTGCCATCTTGAGCGCCGCCACCGCGACATTCGCGCTGGTCGCGCCCTATCTGCTGATCGGCGCGGCCATTACAGCGGTCGGTGCGCTGTTCGCGCTGGCCTACGAAGACGTGATGGCGTTTCTCGATGGCAACGACTCGCTGATCGGCGAGATGGCGAAACGCTGGCCAATTATTGGCGAAATCGTGCATGGGGTTGCGGATGTGTTTTCGTTCCTGTTTGATCTGGTGAAGGCTGGACTGATCTTCATTACCGATCTGATTGACAATCCTGAGAAAGCATTCGAGCGCTTCTCGACGAATGTGCGTGCCGCGTTCGACAAGCTGTTGAGCAAAATACCTGCCCTTAAGCCGGTCATGAACTTGATCGGCGATGTATTTTACCAGGTCGGCCACACCGTCAAAGCCACGTGGAACGGGATCGCCGCAGCGATCGAAACCGTCATCGGCGCCGCCTCACGCGGCTTGAAGATCATTAGTAGTGCGCTGGGGCAGGTGAAATCTTTTCTCGGTCTTGGGGACGCCGCACCATTGCAAGGTGGAGCAGTATCCAAGGGCGTAGCGGCCGCGGATCGTGCTGGCGTCATCGCCGGCAAACAGGCGCTGGCCGTCACCTCAACGCCGCTGGCGGCACAGACCTCAGCCAGTATCACGCACGCAAACCGCAGTGTGAGCAAGAGCATGAATGTGCAGACGGGACCCATCACGATCCATACCCAAGCCACGGACGGCGATGCGGTCAATCAGGCCCTCAGCCGTAGTTTGGGGCAAGAATTAAGTACGACATTGAATCATTTTGATGACGGAGTGGCAGCGTGATCGCCGGATTCATTCCGACCGCCGCCGTCGATGTCGTCGGCGTGTTCGATGCAGGCTTTCAGCAGCTTTTTGGCGACGCGCGGCCGATAAAGGCGACGGTCAAGGAAGCGTCCAAGGTAATGGAACATCCCATTGAATCGGGCGCAACGATGACCGACCACCGGATCATCTTGCCGGTTGAGATCGAGTTGAAGATGATGCTGGCCGGGGCAACATATCGGGACACTTATCGGCAAATCCGCGAGATGTTCCAGAAGGGTGAACTCCTGACGGTGCAGACGAAGGCGGGCAGCCACGCCAACATGCTGATCGCAGAAATGCCGCATGAGGAAGAGCCTGATGCCCTCGGCACCCTCGTGCTCACGCTGAAGCTTAAGGAAGTGCGGGTCGTCACGGCACGATACGAAAAACTGTCCGTCCGGAAAGTCAAGGACAAGACACACGCATCCACCGTGCAGCGTGGCGAGCAATCTGGCAAGCCCGCAAAAAGAAAAGCGTCCACGCTTCACGACATCTTCGTTTGAAGCAATCTTTGTTTGATGCAATCGCCATGATTCAAATTCCACTCGATGCGATCCCTAATCAATCGCTGTCGATTCGGCTCGATTCACGCCGCTATGAAATCACGGTCCAGGCCACATCTGGGGTGATAGCCGCGACGATTGCCCGTGACGGCGAGATGCTTGTGCAAGGATTGCGGTGCGCGGCCAGTACGCCACTGTTGCCTTTTCAGTATATGGAAGACGACGTCGGGAACTTCGTGTTTTTGACGGAGGATGAGGAATACCCCGACTACACAAAGTTCAACAGCACGCATCAACTTGTATACCTCAGCGGTGCCGAGCTTGCGCAGGTTCGCCTGTGAAGCCAATGAATGAACTCGATCCGCGCATTGTGCGCCTGGGCATCGAAATGAACGGCAAACTGAAAACATATGACGATCTTGCGATTAGTGCAACCGGCTCCAAGTTCGCAAATGCACTGCAAAATGAAGCCGAGATTCGTGTTTCGAATCTATCCAAAGCGGATCGCGAATACCTATTGACGGAAACCAGTCCGTTCAACCTGAATCGCACGCCCAAGCGCATTGTGCTGGATGCAGGCCGACGTTCCACTGGAGCAGCGCGTGTGTTTGTCGGTGACATTTCCAGTTGCATCCCATCTCAACCGCCGGACATCACGCTAACGTTCAAGTCATCGACCGGGCAATTTCAAAAGGGCAACATCCTTGCGCGCAGTCAGGCTGGCGCCGCTCCGCTGTCCACCATCGCAAAGCAGGTAGCAAGTGATCTTGGACTGACACTGCGCTTTGAGGCCACAGACAAAAACATTGCTAACTACGCATTTGCCGGAGGCGCACTGAAACAGGTGGATCGGCTTGGCGAAGCCGGCGGCGTGAACGCCTATGTTGATGACCACACGCTGATCGTGAAAAACGACAACGTCGCGTTGAGCGGCGAGGCGCGTGTGTTAAGCGAAGCCACGGGCATGGTCGGCACTCCCGAAATCACTGAGCAGGGCATCAAGGTCAAGTATTTGTTCGATACCACGACCCGCCTGGGCGGCGCATTGACCATCGACAGCAAGTTGAACCCGGCTGCGAGCGGCCATTACGTCATCTTCAAGCTGAACTTCGAGCTAGCTAACCGTGACACTCCGTTCTACTGGATCGCGCAGGCCAAACGTGCAGGTACCCGCCGATGAGTGACTACACCATCCCGAGTCATGATCCCGCGAACACAGGGGGACTAGCGGGCACGCTGCGCGAAGTGTTCAAGAAGCTGATGCAGGGCGTCGATGACATGCTGCCTGCAAAGATTGTCGGCTATGACCGCAGACGCAATGTCGCAACAGTGCAACCGCAGATCATGATGCTGACCACCGAGAACCGGACGTTATCCCGGCCGCCATTGGCCCGTGTGCCCGTGCTCGCGCTGGGCGGCGGCGGCTTTGTGATGTCGTTTCCGCTCAAACCGGGCAACACTGGCTGGATCAAGGCCAGCGACCGCGATATTTCGCTGTATCTGCAATCGGGTGGTGAGGTTGGGCCTAATACACAGCGACTGCATTCGTTTGCCGACGGCCTGTTCATCCCTGATGTGATGCACGGCTACACGTTGGCCGATGAAGATAAAGCGAATGCTGTCCTGCAAAGCGCGGATGGCTTGGTACGCGTCGCACTCTGGTCGGACAAGCTTAAGCTGACTGCGCCAATGGTCGAATTCGATGCGGCGAATGTGCACTGTACGGGTAATCTTACCGCCGACGGGCGCGTGACCGGACGCGGCGGTGTGACTTTCGGCGAAACACCGGCCGAAACACACCGGCATGACGGCGTTCAACGCGGCAGCGACACCAGTGGAGGTCCGGTTTGAAGAGCCTTGCAACGAATCAACGCAATGACCTGTTCATCAACGCTGACGGAAACCTTGCCATCGCGCGCGATATCGAGGCGGTCAAGCAGGACTGCCAGCACGCGATGCAAGCCCAACTGGGTGAAATGGTGCTCGCGCTGGACCGCGGGATGCCCACGCGAGAGCTAGTGTGGCACAACACAAACCTGGTGCAGTTCGAAGCCTACGCGCGCCAGACGCTGCGCGCGGTAGGTGGCGTGGTCGATGTCACCGCCTTCGACATGGCAATCGTGGACGGTGCGCTGTGCTACAGCGCGACTATTCAAACTGTTTTTGGCGTGTCTAAGCTAAAGAGCCATGGCTGAACCCTACGACTATTTGACTCATGCCGGCGTAATTGTGCCCGACACAGCGGTGGTGCTCGATACGGTGCGCAATGAATGGCGTGGCGTATTGGGCGACGATCTGTCGGTGGCGGATGAAACGCCTCAGGGCGTGCTTATTACGGCTGATGCGCTGGGCCGCAACAGCGTGATTCGTAACAATGCGGCACTCGCCAACCAGATCAACCCGAACGAGGCGGGCGGCGTATTTCTAGATGCGATCTGTGCGTTGACTGGACTTGGACGCGCGAAAGCCCAGCGTTCGACCATCGCCGATGTCGAGGTGACCGGCATCCCGAATACAGTGATCCGCCAAGGGTTGCGTGCACGCACCGAGGCGGGCGACCTGTTCGAGACAACGGAAACGGTTGTGCTGGCGCGGGATGGAAAGGCAACGGTTGGCTTTCGCTCTGTGGAGTACGGCCCCGTTGCTGCGCCTGCCGGCACGTTGCGGCACATTGTCGATAGCGTCTTGGGGTGGGAAGCCGTCCATAACCCCGAAAACGCGAAGCTTGGGCGAGGCCGGCAATCCGATGCCAGTCTGCGCAGGCTGCGAAAACAGACGCTTGCGCTGCAAGGCGTATCCCTCTGTGAAGCAATCACCTCCGCGCTCTACGCAACGGAAGGGGTGCAAAGCCTGCAATTTCGCGAGAACACCGAGAGCACTGCGCAAGTCATCGATGGCGTAGTCATGAAGCCACACTCGATTTGGGTGTGCATCGATGGCGGGACAGACGCCGATATTGCACAAGCGCTGTTGAAGAGCAAAAGCGCTGGCGCAGGCTGGAATGGTACGGTGCAAGTCAATGCAGTTGACCCGGCTTCGGGCCAATCATATCGCGTTCGGTTCGATCGTCCGATACGGCGCGACTTTCTCGCGCGCGTCACGGTACGCGCCGCCTCGTCGGTCGCCGACCCACAAGTTGCCGTGCGTGACGCCATTCTTGCCTACTCGGAAAAACGCGTTGAAGGTGAGACGGGTTTTACGGTTGGCACCAGCGTGTCACCGTTTGAACTGGCCGCAGCCGTCAATCGCTATGTACCGGGCCTCTACGTGCAGCGGCTCGAAGTCTCCCTCCTGTCGCCAATCGATTACGTGACGACTGAGATCCCGCTGGGAATTTTTGAGAAGGCAACGATTGCGCCGTCAGGCATCCAGGTCATCGTTGTGTAGTCACACCGAGCAGCATTGAGAAAGGCGAAAGCCCCGAACCGTTAGCAGCGGTCGGGGCTTTCTTGCATCCACCCGTTGGAAAAGGCAACGAGGAGAGCTTGTGAATAAGTATACGACATTCTTGAGAGCGCTGAAAATGATCTCGGACGAGCTGAAACCATCCCGCTATTGGTCTATCTGGTTCATCGCATTCCTGATCGCGGCATCGACCTTTGTGCATGCAATTCGCTGGTGGTAAGTCAATGAGAATCCAGGCATTCGATTTTTCCGTCGATTTGCTGCAAGCGTTGCTCTGGCAGTACAACGACGCGGACAATCTGCGCGGGCTGCTGGAGTGCAAGCAGGCATGGTACGAACAGAATCACACCGCTTTTTGGGAGAACTGGATTCGCGATGTCTTTGACTTGCGCACGGCAAACGACTTTGGGCTGTCGGTCTGGGCGGAAATTCTTGGTGTACCGCTTGCTGTCACTGTAGACCCGACCAAGCCAGACACGCCCGTTTTGGGATTCGGTGGATCCAACCGAAATTTCGGGCATGGTGGTTTTGGCTGCAAGTCTTCCTCGACAGTGGGGCTCACTGTCGAGCAGAAGCGCACTGTGCTGCGGCTGCGCTATTTCCAGCTCGTCTCACGTGGCACGATCCCCGAAATCAACCAGTTTATGAAGATGCTGCTGGGTGACCAAGGACAAGTTTATGTGCTCGACCCGAATGACATGACTTATGTCGTTTATGTTTTTACATTTCAGCCCAATCCTGGGCTGACCTTCGTGCTCGACACCTATGATCTGCTGCCGCGCCCAGCAGGCGTTGGCGTGCGCCGGATTGTTGTCAACCGGCCGTCGTTTGGCTTCGGTGAGTACAACAAGAATTTTGAACACGGAACTTTTCCGGAGTAAGACATGCAACAAAAATTTTTTGTCAAACCGTTTGCTGTGGCAGGCGACCGTGAGACGGTGCCGGACGAGATCCAGACTACTGGCGATGTCAGTTATGAGCAGGGCTACGGCTATGACTACCAACGCGACCAAGCAATTGATCCACTGGCTAAGCCGATTGAGCGCAACAAGCATAATGCTATCTTGCACGACATCACTGAGGCGGTGCAGCAGTATCAGGTTTTTGGGACGCCAGAGTGGATCACGGCGGAGGACAACGGTGGCATTGCTTATCCCTATGCCCACCGCGCGCGTGTGCGGTATCGGGCAAGCGAGACGGACCCCTGGGACGTGTACGAGTCGCTCGTGGATAACAACACGACCGAGCCGAGCGACGCGACGAAATGGGCCATAGTTGTGTCGGCGGTTGCGTCATCGGAGCAAGCGGTTACTGGCACCGACAACAACACGATCATGACTCCGCTACGCGTCGCTCAAACCCTAACGCAATACGCGACACAAGATTGGGTAAATAAAAACGCTGTCCAAACTGAGCGAGACGGCACAATCTACAAGCTTACGACCAACAACGAGAAAAACTCAGCATGGGTCACTGTTGGTCCGAATAACCTTGGTCGGATCTGGACGGATAGGGATTTTGATCCGGGCGTCTTCTTTAAGAAGGATGGAAGTGTTGCAATGACGGGCGGCGTCAATATGAACGGTCAGCCGATCTATAATCTTCCGGCCCCGATTAACGGTGCAGACGCAGCTACAGTGAACTGGACGCATGTGAATTTTCAACCGAAAGGGCACTATACGATTGCCGATACGGGAGGAACTATCGGCTTTGGTTGGGTAAGCGGTGAAGGTCTAACGGCTAGGATCGACGGGACATACTACGGAAGAGTGTGGACGCGCTCGCAGTTTGATCCACTGACCTACGGCGCGATTGGATGTACTGGAATTAGCGGTGTGAATGGAAATCCAGGGAACATCTACACTGGATCCGATGTCAACATGCCAAATGGAACATGGCTTTGTACTGCAAACGTTCCGCTCCCAAGCGGTGGCTGGTTATGTTCATATGTGAGGATCGCATGACGGAAAACTTGAGTGTTGAACAGCCGAAGGCTGTTGAAAATGTATATGTTGAGGTGAAAAATTTGCGATGGGGAAACAAGGAGAGGACCACGGTACTCGCTGATGTGCTGCTGCCACGCCTGGCTAGAAATTATGGTTTTGTGCCAATGGAACTAAACCAGGACTACGATACCTCGGAAGGCCGCGATATTTGGAAGCGCGTGAAGGCCGGGGAATTCGGAAAGGTTGGTCCCTGCGCCGAAGTAACGCAGAGTACTGCCACTCCCGAAGTAGTAGACCCCTTAAAGAAACTGAAGTCCTTCCTCGCCTCTAATCCAGATGTCGCGGCAATCATTAATGGGACAAATACGCCTCGATAGAATTGCCTATTCGACGAGCTTTCGTAGCAGTGGGACTCGATGTAACCCTCGCCAAATGAGATAGGAGCCGGCCATGACAAGGAACCCTGTGATAATGGCTTTTGTGAGTGGCGATGTATCCCAAGTGGTGCTTTGCTTAGCCAGCACCATTACGATTGAAAGGTGCAAAAGATAGATTCCAAAGCTCGCTCGCGCGAGATTCTCAACGCAGCGGGCAAGGAATCTCTGGGATACATAAGCACGTTTGCAGAGAAGGAAGACTAAAATTGCTGGAATTAGGATTAGAGGCGAGTCATACCACATGAACCCATCCCCATTATTAAGGTTGTTTTTTGCCAAATACAACTGTGCGGCCAATATCGATGCTACACAGATAGAGAATAAGGCGGAGAGATATTTAGTGGAAATGCTCGTCAGCGATCCACGGACAACGACTGCATAACCGATAAGTAAATATATCGGGTATAAGGCCAGAGTTTCACGTATCCGACTACTGTAGCAGCCTCCATATACTGCTGTGTGATACGCAGAGGGAATGATCTCGATGGCTATGAGTAATCCAATGACCAGCCAAATTGCATTTGTGCGTAGGCGCTCGACAATTCGCCCTATGAATGGCGCGGCAAGATATAAAGCCATTATGACATTCATATACCAGAGATGGTATGCTGGCCAATATCTGCTCTTGAGGATTTGATCAGCAATCTGTTGCCACGGGGGAAGTGGAGTGGTGAACAGTTTGCTATCTAGAAATACGTATCCCCAAGTATAAATAAAAGTTATCGCGACAAATTGAGGAATTCGACGGCGATAAAACGTCAGCGGAGTCGTAGCTGCCGCGCCAGGCAAGACCAGCGCCCCAGTGAGCATGAGAAAGATTGGAACTCCGAGTCTCCCGATCCAATGAAGTAACGTGAATACGACCCATTGGCCCAAACCAGGGATTGGACCGGTCATAAAAGTATCGACGGAATGGAGGAAAACTACGACGCATATTGCGAATGCGCGGGCGATGTCCATCCAGGCAATCCGATAGCCTTGGGGTAGAGAGGCTTGAGTCTGCTTAATTATCTGTGGGGTAATTTTCACAATCGGTTTCTCAACTCAATGCAAATCGCCTTGCAACCCATGGCTGCACCGCCTCGACGAGAAGTGAGGTCAGGACAGCATCTGGTTCGAGATCACGCTTGTAAGCTCTTCGTTGATAAGTATGAACGTGTCGAGCCTCATGAAAGGCACTATAAGGCGTGTAGCGTTATTGTACAGGTGCAAACAACCAACGTCGCTCTTTTAGTGTATGTTAGGATTTTATCCGTGCGCATGCGACTGATGAATTCATAAAGTCGGAACATCAATCGTCACCTATCCAGGTACTTTAAAATTTGAGCGCAGAAATCACGTAACTGCGCTCAACTTGAAATCAATTATCAAGCTAGTCTTTTTTATAGACATGCTTTGTTTTGGTCACACCTTTTGGAATAACGGTGCGAATTAACCCTCTGATTGCAGCGTCAGCCTGAAGCATCAAATCACGAATCGGTTCATCCGGCCGCCCGCGAAAAGAAGTTGGGTGAAAATAATCTACGTCTCCAACCGGACGAGATGAAAAATAGTAGTTTGAGATACAGCATCGGGATTGATCACAAAGGCTCTTCGACACCGAATGCCAAGAGTGTTGATTTGTCACCATCACAACAAGGCGATTGAATTTGCTTACAATTGTTGTGGGCTTTGCCTTTGTGCCATCCGGCCATAATTCAAGGTTGCCGCCATTTTCCAACCTCCATTTTGGGGAAACGTAATACAGAAGGTTCAGTGAGCGATAACGCTTTCTATCCTTGTCATGGGAGTTATCAAGATGCGGGTTCAGAAAGTGACCACATCCCATCATTGAGATACCGCCAGCATATAAATGCTCGTCTGGTTGTAAAGCATGAAGACCTGTTATTTCGGCAATCAGCGCAACCACTTCGGGCTGCTGAAACGCAAATGTGATTTCTTCGAGAAGTGGCGCGTGTTTATCCATCTGAGAAGAAACGTACTTGAACTCTCTAATGCTCTTGCGAAGCATCATCGTTGACGGATCTGGGAATGCCCCCCGAATCTGCATTGCCACGTCGACAGGCAGCATGTCATCGACGTAGAAGTGATTGATGGGGGCCGTTGTTTTCCATTGTTGGCAAGACGCGTGCAAGCGGTTCCTGAGCCGATCTGCAAGCAAGGCCCCGAGTTCTTCCCTGTTCATACCGTAGCCACTCCAATCACAAGTTATTTGCCGTCTGAGGATAGCACACGACTTACCGCTGGCTTACCTCAAGCAACATGAATTTATCCGAACCCAGCCCTGCGCTGGATCCGTTCGTTTACTCCCTTGAAGAGGAACAAACATGGCCGAAACGTTCGACATGGCAATGCTTCTGTCAGAATTGAGCCGATGAGGGGCGGCGTTTGAAACCCTACTTGGATACGGTCGGCAAAACCACCATCGGTGTCGGAAGAAATTTAACTGATGTCGGAGTCGTTAAGGAATGAGTGCGACTTGCTGCTGGAAAACGATGTGATGCACTCGGTGACGTGGCTCGATCGCCACCTGCCGTGGCGGCGAAGTCTCGATGCGGTACGCCAGTGCGTCATTATCACAATATAGCCTTTACCATGGGCGGCATGTTAGGGCTTATTCAAAAGGCCTATGCCGAACGCGCTGAACTGGCGGGGGGATGAGCCGCAGCAGGAAAAGGACTCCGGTTTCCACCATCACCCCAGCGGAATCCTAGGCGCAAGACAAAGCATATTGGCACCGACGCCATCGTCGTGTGGAGGGTGCTTGTCTTAAGGCCAATGGAGAAGGATATGAGCTGCGCGGCCATCGAAGCCAATCCGATCTGTGAACCATGGACAAGGATGGAAAGCGATACCGGGAACGGTCGGCTCCCGGCTGTCTAATGCGCAAGTAGCCTGAGCTGTCTTTGTGTCTGCGTAAGCCAGTCAACCGACTTGTCACGCGCTCGCCTTCTCAGGCTCAACCGAGAGCCTTACACCAAGCGCATGCAGTAGCTTGACGATTGTCTCGTAACGCGGCTTTGATCCTGGTGACAGCGTTTTGTATATGCTCTCACGGCCTAGTCCTGCTGTCTCTGCGACCTTCGCAATACCGCGAGCTTTCGCAATATCTGAAATTGCCGCTGTGAGTAGATCAGGATCGCCTTCCGCGATAGCGGCATTGAGATAGGCCGCGATCATCTCCTCGCTGTCCAGGTGCTCCGACACGTCAAAACGTGAAATATTGATTTTGCTCATGTCTGGTCCTTGATCGCTTTCCACATGGCTTTCACGCGTTTGATATCGGCCTTTTGCGTTGACTTGTCGCCACCGCAAAGCAGCAAGTATGTTACGCGCCCTTCACGCGCAAAGTAGACTCGGTGACCCAGCCCGACGTTGATCTTCAACTCACCGAAGTTCCCTTGCTCCGCTCGTCTGATCCGCAGGTAGACCGCGGCACGCGCCGTCAAGTCTGTGAGACCGTCAACCCATGCGCTGAATTCTTCGGTAGCGGTGACGGTATTCATGTAAGCATAGTATCCAATTGGATACAAAATAGCAAGAGAATTTTGACTATCAGCCGCTCGTGCGGCTTTTTTGTTTACTGCCTTGAACTGGAACGCACATGAGAGAAACATTCGACATGCCGACGCTTCTGTCGGAGTTGAGCCGCGACGAAGGGCGGCGTTTGAAGCCTTACCTGGATACGGTCGGCAAAACCACGATTGGCGTCGGCCGCAATCTGACTGATGTCGGAATCGCTGAGAGCGAATGCGACTTGCTGCTGGAAAACGATGTGATGCACTCGGTGACGTGGCTCGATCGCCACCTGCCTTGGTGGCGAAGTCTCGATGCGGTACGCCAGCGCGTGCTCATCAATATGGCCTTCAACCTGGGCGGCAAGCTGCTTACGTTTGTGGACACGCTGGCTGCAATGCAGCGCGGTGATTATGCGAAGGCGGCCAACGGCATGCTCGCATCAAAGTGGGCCACACAAGTCGGCGCTCGCGCATACCGTCTTGCGACCATGATGCGCACCGGAGCAAGTTGATGCAACTCGATGAACACGAAAAAAATGTACTAGCGTTGGCCGTCATCGGCGCAATACTCGGGCTGGGCAAGCTGCTTGCCAATGGCGAGCGGGTCAGGCCGCGACTGGTGGTGGGCCGTGCCATTGTCGGTGCGGGACTGTCGATGAGTGCTGGTGCAGTCTTGACGGCATTCCCCGACTTATCTCCGACAGGGCTAGTGGGCACCGCGTCGCTGTTTGGCATCCTTGGGCAAAATGCGCTTGAGGCGGTCGTCCAAAAGTTCGTCGGGCGAATGCCGGCCGGGCGGGGCGGAGGCAAGGATGCTCAGTAAGGCGGTGTCAACAGCCACTTGGAATTGACACACTGTAAGAGAGCGGATCAGGCCAGCGGGAACAGGTAGAGCGCGACGAGGTAGTCGCGCAGCAGCGAGTGGTCAATCGCGCCTTCGGCTGCGCCCACCATGAGTTCAGCCAGATGGATTTCGCTCTGCTCGGAGGCGGCGGGAATAACATAGCCATTCTCCCTGAGAAATTCTAGTGTGCAGCTTAGAGCGGTGCGCTTGGTGCCGTCATTAAAGGCATGGGCTCGCGCAATGGCGACCGCATACATTGCAGCGATCGCGAACGCATCGTCCATTTCTTCACTTTCGTAATGGAGGCGGTTGTCAATGCGAGCCAATGCGGCATCCACGGCACCGGGGCCGCCGCCAGAGAATCCGGACAGGCCGCCCTCGGCGCGCAAGACATTGTCGTGAGCGGCAATCAAATATTCGGCGCTGAGCATGGGTCAGTGGTCCTTGAGGATTTTGAAGGCAAGGGCATGCTCCCTGAGCACGTAATCCAGGCCTTCCTGAACCCTCTGGCGGCCTTCAGGTGTGGACATGACCTGGGTCATATCCACAATGGGTTTTTTGGGCATCTGTGCGTAACGGAGTCGCGCCTCTTCGATCTGTTCTGCACTGAAGCCCTCGATGAGTTTGTGTTTCACGATGCATATCCTAAAGTGGGCGGCAAAAGTTACATTTTACCCGTCAGCTATCGAGATGCTCAAAGCGAAACGTTTCAGAATCGGAACCCATTTAAATGAAACTAAACATGACAGTTGCGTTTTCATTGCCATGCTGATCAAACCTTCCTGCTCGCTTGTTGCGGCTGTCATCGCTGCCATGCTCTCGGGTGTCGGTGTGTCAATTTACTACCGTGTTCGCCTCGCGCACGCGCATGCCGAAGCCGCAGCTGTTCGCGAGCGACACGCCCTTGACTTAAAAGCCATTTCCGATGCTACATTGGCCGCTGAGCGCAAGGCAGCGGAGAACCGCCAAGCCGCAGCGCAAAGGATCGAAGCCCTGGATGCCCAACTGACGAAGGAACGCCAAGCCCATGAAACCGACAGCCGTCGTTACCGTGCTGCTCTTGCCGCTGGCACTGAGCGGCTGCGTGTCGCCGTCCGCGACTGTTCAACCCGTGGCGACGATCTGTCCGGATCTGCCAGCACCGCCAGCGTGGGCGATGGAGCCGCCGCCTACGCAGACCTCGACTCAGCGACTGCGCAACGCGTTTTCGCCGTCGCCGCCGACGACCAGCGAGAAATAGACAAGCTTCGTGCGCTCCAGCGCTACGTGTGTACGGTGCGACCAGCGACGGCAGGATGTAGCTAAGCCCGCGCCATCACTTATTGGAGCCGTATGTCGTTCGGTTAGCTTGCCTACATTGTCAATGTGCGATATAGCAGTCCCGTTTGTTGACATTACTTTATCCGCCAGAAGTCTAGCTTTCGCTGTCCATTGCTGTGCTAATCCGTCCGCTTTCCGCTAGCCTGCTGCGCAGCAGCGCTTCGCACTGCGTGTGTCGGACCTCTTGCTGAGCTTGTGAATGGACTTTGATCTGAATGCCGCTTTAAACGACTATAGCGCCTACATCCGCGCATTGGAGTCGTGCCCGCAACCCGCCGCGTCGGTGCCACCGCCACGGCAGCCGCCAAGCAGCGCTTTAGCTAACACGTCGGCCAGCCGGCCCACGACATATCATGACCTGCCGCCCGAACTGATTGAGCGGATCGGTGACTACGTGCCCGTTCAAGACGTGAAAAATTTTTCAGTAGTCGATCGTCGCACGTATCATGCGATGCAAACCAGGCGGTTAGTCTACAGCTACTGGCAACAAGCCAACCAAGCCGTAAGTCTCGCATCAGTCAACCAACTGCTCAATGAGATGGATGGCACGCTCGCCGATCCGGCGCAGCACGTCGAGCCGATTGAGGCGTTGCGCCAGCGTCTGCAAACATTGCCGGAGGCCGAGCAAGGCGAGGCGTTCAAGCGATTGTTCGCAGCCGCGCAGCGCATTCCGAAGCATGGGTTACCAATACAAAAGGCGCTGATGCTGATGTTTCGTTATTTGCCATGGTATCAGCGTCTTGAAGTATTTGACTTCGCTCACGCCTTAGTGGCACAGCGCGGGCCTGAGCAGGACAATGTCTGGCCGGCACTGGCGATTGGATTGATCGATTTCAACATCGGCTCACCGGAGTTCATCGAGCGTTATCAGGCGCTCTTGGCGCGGCTGCCGTCGCTGAACGTGTCCCAGCAAGCGGAGCTGATTTCGGTCTTGGTCGGGCTACTGGGGCATTTGCATTCGGATAGGGCACACCCGAGTAAATCCGCGCAGTACGCGTTTTTGTGCGAACAGGCTCTACGCCTTCCACCCGCTTATCAGGGTGTGGCAGTTGGCGCGTTGGCGAAAAGCACATGGGTCTTGCCGAAAACGGAGCAGTCCATGCGTTACGCGCAAATGCGCGACTTAGCTTTATCGCTGCCAGACGAGCAGTGGGGAATCGCATTGCGCCATTTGCCTGTGGCGGGAATCGAGGCGTTGCCACCTGACCAACATGCACAAGAGTTGGCCTTGTTCGAGCGCCATTTGGCGCGTGTGCCAGCGGCGCAGCGTGAGGGGGCGGCGCTCGGATTGCTGTCTAGTATTCGTTATCTGGATGAGGCGCTGTCGCAGCGAGTATGGCCGCAAGGGTTGGATCTAATCAATGGCAGGGGCGAAGCGGCGTTATTGCGTCTGCTCACCGGGCTTCAGACATATTCTGTGTTCCGGACCATTAACGATCAAAAATTGCTATTCGCCAAGGCTCAGGTCATCAAGTTTATGGAAGCCAATCGTTTCTCTGAGGCGGTCCGTGCACGCATCCTAGACAGTGTTCGAAATTGGAACTTTCCATGGCTCAGGCATGAGCCATCTTAA